CCTGGAGCGCGGCTTCGACACCCCGCGCTGGTCGACGGGGTGGACGGCGTGATGAGAACGGTGCTGCTGGCGCTGGCCGCCATGCTTCTCGGCGCCGGCCTGGCCTGCGCCATCCTGTGGTGGATCATTGCGAGGGGGATCAGCCGATGGTGGTGAGCACCGATGCCGGTTAGCCCTGCGATCGGCGCGAAGGTGGAGGAGCTGCGCCGCCGGGCCGTGCAGCGGGACGCCGACATGTGGCGGGTCACGCAGGTGCTGGAAGGAAACGCGGAGCTGGTGTGGCCGCAGCATTTCTCCACCTCGTTCCCGAAGCAGATCCTGGCCAACCTGCCGCTGATCATCGCGCAGGACATGGCGGAGAACATCGCCCCGCTGCCCGCGCTGAACTGCAGTTCGGGTCGGATGGTGCACGACGCGGAGAAGCGCCGGGCCAACCTGAAAAACAAGATCGGCTGGAACTACTGGCTGTCCTCGCGGCTGGCCGTGAAGATGAAGACCGGCGCCCTGCACTACGTCACCTACCCGTTCCTGGCGTTCTACGTGGAACCCGACTTCGAGAACAAGCTGCCGCGGATCTGCCTGGAGGACTCCACCGGCTGCTACTACGACCTGGACACCCGCGGCGATGTCCGGGCGTTCGTGCGGGTGTGGCGGGACCGGGCCGCGCGGCTGGCCGCGGTGTTCCCCGAACACGCCAGCGCGCTGCTCGCCGACCGCTTCGGCCGGCGGTCGCTGGACGTGGAGCTCGAGGTGGTCCGGTACGCCGACACCGACATCACCGTGCTGTACGTGCCCGGCCGGGCCGGGCTGGTGCTCGCCGAGTACGCCCACCCGGTGGCCGGGCAGTGCCCGTACGTGGTCGCCGAACGCCCCGGGCTGTCCAGGGCCCGCGGGCAGCTGGACGACGTGGTGTGGGTGCAGCTGGCCCGCAACGTGATGGCGCAGCTCACCCTGGAGGCCGGGAAGAAGAGCGTGCAGGGCCCCACCGTGGTGCCGCCGGAGATGGTGGACATGCCGATCGGCTCGGACGCGGTGTGGCGGGTGGAAGGCGGCATCGCCAACGTGGGCCGGGTGCGGCTGGACGTGCCCCGGGACGCGTTCGTGCTCGGCCAGCAGCTGGAGGCCGAGACCCGCACCGGCGCCCGCTACCCGGCCACCCGCACCGGCACCCCCGAGGCCAGTGTGATCACCGGGCAGGGGGTGCGTGCCCTGCAGGGCACCTTCGACAGCCAGATCAGCACCGCGCAGGACGTGCTGGGTGAGGCGCTGCGGCGGGTGACGGAGAAGGCGTACGCGTTGGACGAGGCGTTGTGGCCGGACGCCGAGAAGACGATCAACGGGACGATGGCGGGGGAGACGTTCCACGAGACCTACCGTGCCGGCCCGGCGATCGGCGGCGACCATTCCTGCGACGTGACCTACGGGTTCGCCGCCGGGCAGTCCCCGGCGCAGGCGATCGTCATGATGTTGCAGCTGCGCGGCGACGAGACGATCGACCGGGACACGGTCCGCCGGAACCTGCCGTTCGCTTTGGACGCCCAGCAGATGCAGATCAACGTGGACGTGCAGAAAGCCAGGGACGCGGCGATAGCCGGCCTGCAGTCGGCGCTGGCCGCCACCGGGCAGCTGGCCGCGGCCGGGCAGGACCCGTCGGCGCTGCTGCGGGCCTGCGGGCAGTTCATCAAAGGCCGGCAGGACGGCAGGTCGGTGGAGGACCTGCTGGAGGAGGTCTTCACCCCACCCGAGCAGCCGGCGGCTGAGGCCGGCGGTGAGGGCGGGGCGGAGCAGGCCGGGCAGCCGGGGCCGGCCGCACCCCCCACCGCGGCGCCGCAGGCCCCGCTGCCCGGCCAGCCCGGCGGCCCCGGCATCCAGGACCTGGTGGCCGCGATGCGCTCCGGCCGCCCGGTCATGAACATGGCGACCCGCCGCCGCACGGTGGCGGCCTGACCAGGAGGAGAAGCCCATGCCGCCCACCTCGCCGGCCCCCGACACCGCCCCCGGCCCGGCCCGGAACCCGGCGACCGTCCACATCCTGCAGTTCTTCCAGTACGGGCATCTGCCGCCGGGTCTGCAGGCGGTGTCCGGCCAGTGCGCGAACCTGGCCCAGGACATGGTCAGGTTCCTTCCCGACGGCCCTGAGCTGACCGCTGGGCTGCGGAAGCTGCTGGAGGCGAAGGACTGCTTCGTCCGCGCCGCCCTGGCCCGCAGGGACGGCTGAGCGATGCCGCTGCAGCCGGGCAGGAGCCGGAAGGCGGTTGAGGCCAACATCCGGACCGAGGTGGCCGCCGGCCGGCCACAGAAGCAGGCGGTGGCCATCGCCTATTCGGAGGCGAGGCGGACCGCCGGCGTGGCGAAGAAGGCACCGACCCCGGCGGCGGCCAGGAAGGCGACGAAGGCCGTCCCGGCGGTGCCGGCCAAGCGGACCGGGACGAAAGCGACCCCGGCCACGCCGGCGCAGAAGGCGACCCGGCGGCTGCCGGTGCGGAAAGGACGGTGAGACGCATGAAGCTGGCCCTGTTCTTCGCGTTCACCCTGTTCGTGGTCGCCGGCCTCCTGGCCGGCCTCCAGCGGGCCGTCGTGCTCGCGCTCATCGCCGGCGGGCTGGCCCTGTGGCTGCTGCCCACCGTCGTGCACGCCCTGGGCTGAGGGGGGCATCGGGCGGGACAATCCGACTAGTCGAAACCGAGAGGACCGCTCATGCAGACGTACACCCGTGCCGGTGAGGTGCAGGCCGTGCAGTTCGTGCAGGGGGAGAACGCGGCCGAGTTCCGCGACACCCTCCGCGACAAGGGCTTCCAGGCCGACGTGCTGACCGACGGCCCCGACCAGGTGGTTCACGGGTACGTGAACGTCAACCCCACCCGCCGCGCCGACCTGATCTTCCGGTCGGGGGACTGGGCGGTGTTCGACGGCGGACACCTGGACAAGGTGCCCGACGACCGCTTCCAGGCCGCCCACAAGGCGAAGTAGCCGAGCGTGGCCGGCACCGGCGGGTACCAGCAGCCGACCAACCCGGCGCCGGCGTCCGGGCCGGGCCGGCTGGCGCGGCGCACCGACGGCGGCCCGGCGCAGAAGCTGGCGCAGCTGCCCGGCGCCCAGTACGGGCAGCAGGCGGCGTTTGCGGCGCAGCAGAAAGGCGCGCCGCTGCCGCAGGCCAACCCGGTGGCCGCGGCGCCGGTGGCCGGCCAGGACCGGCAGCCGGTGCCGTTCGACGCCCCCACCCAGCGCCCGGACGAGCCGGTGACCTCCGGTGCCGCGCTCGGGCCGGGGCCGGGACCGGAGGCGCTGGCGCCGGCGGTCGGCCCGCAGCAGTCCTACGGGACGCTGGCTGACGTGCTGCAGGGCCTGTCCGCGGCGGACCTGACCGGTTCGATGGCCGCGCTCGCGCAGCAGGCGATGGCGAGGGGGCTGGGCCGGTGACGGTGCTCGCGATCCTGTTCGTCAGCGGCCTGTGGGCGCTGGCGGTCGTGTTCGCCTTCAAGACAGGAGGCGGCCGGTGGTGAAGAAGTTCCAGCTGTACGTGGCCGTGCTGGACTGGCACGACGGTGACACCTTCCACGGCGTCGTCGACCAGGGCTTCTGGACCTACCGGGGTTCCTACGGGAGGCCGGTGCGGGTGCGGTGCGCGCTGATCCAGGCGCCGGAGCTGCTCATCGACGGCCAGCGCAACCCGGCGGGCGCGGACGCGCTGCAGGCCGCGGCCAGGATCGCCCCGCCCGGGGAGTACCCGTGCTGGTCGTACAAGCCGGACCCGGACAGCTTCGGCCGGCCCCTGTTGGACCTGGTGCTGCCCGACGGCGGTCTGTTCTCGGCCGCGATGCTGGCCGGCGGCTACGCGGTGCCGTACAAGGCGGCCGGGTGACCGCGCCGGACCCGACCGGCTACACCCGCGGGATCCTGTCCGACGCCCCCGGGCTGGTCACCCACCCGGGTCTGGTCGGAGCGCTGCAGTCCGGCCGTGCCAGCAGCTTCCAGGTGCGGGTGGTCGACTCGTTCGTGTCCACCCTGGAGCTGGCCAAGCAGATCGACCTGGCGAGGCAGGCGGGCGCGCACCTGGACCTGTCCGCCTCCGACAAGGCGTTCCTGGACGCCACCGGCACCAACTACTCCGACGTGGACGCCGCCCGGCTGGTAACCCACCCGCCGGAGCCGGCGGCCCCCACCCACCCGGGTTTCTGGTCCCGGGTGGGGCATGCGCTGGGCACCGCCGGCAACGTGATCCTGGCTAACCCGGTGACCCGGCCGGTGCTGCACGGGCTGGGGGTGGCCGCGGACGTGGCGAAGACCCCGTACCGGCTGGCGCAGCACGGGGTGGGGGAGTTGTTCCCGGCCCCGCCGGCCGCGCCCGGTACGACCGTCACGCAACGGAACCTGCTGGGCCGCCCGGTGGCCTCAGTGGTCCCCGAGTCGCAGCTGGCCATGGCACGGCAGGGCTACAGCAGCGGCAACTTCTTCGACGTGGTTGCGTTCTACTCCCGCGGGGAGCGGGTGTACCACGACCTGCAGCCGCTGCGGGACCAGTACGGCGACGAGCAGGTGACGCTGGCACAACGGTACGTGGAGGCCCGCAACACCGGCGACCAGCAGTGGTTCGCGCAGCTGACCGCCGGCAAGCCGGCGGAGCAGGTGGCCGCGGTCCAGCAGCAGATCAACGACCCGGCGTTCGGCGACCTGGCCAGGCAGGTGGACGCCCGGCATGCCTCCCCCGGCCGGGACCTGGCCGCCGGGCTGGGCATCGACCCGGTCGCCCACGCGGGCGCGTACCGCTGGGTGTC